CAATAGGCGCCCTATTATCAATAACCTGCTTACGCCTTCCATCTGCCCCCACAAATTCCTGCTTATAGGCAGGATGATCGGGGCCAATCGTCATCGGATCAGGAAATCGGATTTCCATCTTCTCTTCCCTTCTTTACTATGGCAACTTAAGTGAGGACAGTTCCGCTACCGCGGCTGGTGATGAGTGCGTTTGCAATGCAATACCGCTCAACCTTTCGCGCCAGCTTCCTAGCGTTGTCGGGACTTAGCAGTTCCCGGCCATAGACATGGGATAGAAGGGCTCGCCATTCTCGGCTAGAAATCCCTCCTGTCCCCACATCCTTAGTCCGGGTCTTATTCTGCAACGGTGTGGCCATTATCTTTCCCTCTCAGTTGTAAGAAAGGGGAAGAGCCGAAGCCCCTCCCCTCTCCCCCTAACTATGCCGCAACACCGAGCTTGGTTGCACCGCTGCGGATATTCAGGCACCACTTAGTCTCACTAGAGCCGGTAAGCTCACTGAGCACCTTAGCCGCGTGCCAGCTCTTCCAGCCCATAGTCCGGTGCTCATCCAGTGGATCAGCGGTGTTCTGCGGACCACTGGTGCGGTTGACGACAATGATACCGGGGACATTATCCCCAGCAACATAGACTTCCTTCACATGACGGGTGTCAAGACCAACACTGCCATATGCGTCTTGGGCGTAGATGAGGGTGTTATAGATATCCACATCATTACCCGCAGTCCCGACGGTGCTCCGAAGGCCAGTAGTGCCCACATCAGCACCGATACCAGTCTCGATTGAGACATCACTGGAAGAGACCCACCGAACTCGACCAGTCTTACCGAACTCGAAGCGCTCCAACTGAGTATGCGCCCCATACTCTGCGGCTGGAACAAAGCTAGTCATGCCCCGGATGTCTTCCTCAACGTCCGGATGGCAGATACCCTTGAAGGCAAACTCGACCGGATGGGTATCGTAGTTGTCACTACCAAAGGTCTGGTCAGTGAAGAAGAGACCGTCGTTTCGGTTAATCCAGTTCACCGCATACTGTACGTCGCTTTCCAGAAGCGCGGTGTCGATAGAGCCGTCCGCAGTCTCAGCGTTACTACGGTAGATGGTGGTGTTGTCCTCCATCTCATTCCGCTGGAGGATGTTGAGGGTGCGGCCTGCCTGGATGCCCAAAGCATTAGCATACCCCATGTTCATCTCACTAAAGTTCTCCAGATCCACCTCTTCCGAGAGAAGGATGAAGTCACCGTACTTAGCGAGAGTTGCAGTCAGGTCCGTGATGGTGAGCTGAGTGGCTGTACGAGTTGGGTAACTCTCAGACCCAGTTAGCTCAGTTAGAGGAGTAGTTGCTGGAGTCATGTTACTGATGCGCCGCCACTTAGCAACCAACTCAGTACCACTGCGGCTGCTAACCTGCGCAGGGGATACACCAGCGAAATGAGGGCACTGTGACCTTGCGACCATCAGAAGTGCAACCTGAAACTGCACATTAATGGGACCGCCGATTTGCGTAGTTGTAGTATAAGCCATTTTGTACCTCCGCCCACCTGGGCTCTAGGGGTTACTTCTCCTTTCCATTTCCTAGAGGCTCTTACTTTCCCAGAGTGGCTAAAGGCACACTCAATCTATCAGAGCACTAATCCTCGGAGCACCGTCCGGCCCCATTCGGCAGCCTAGCAAAGTTTTCTCAGCCTTGCAAGGGCTAAAAATTCAATCGAATCCCTTGATCCCTAAACCACTTCATTTTCTGTCCCGGAGTCAAGGCAAGAAACTCTGCATCCTTCTCAGCCTTAGCAGCCTTCTCAGCATCCTTGGTTGTGCGGGTAGTGGAGCGGCCAGCAGCTCTTGCCGCAGCCTTCAAATCCCCACTCTCTTCCTCTTCTCCCTCCTCCTCACTCACCTCCAGCTCCTTTGTCTTCATAAGGCCACTAAAGTTCCCCGCCAACTCCTTCGCCAGCTTCTCACCAATCGCTTTCCATGCCGCAGGATTCTTCCCACGATTAGCAAATGCCTTGTCGAAATCACCATTCATAGTAATAGCGCCGACAATGGTGGCCTTCAGGATAGCATCTGGCACATCCTTAAGTTCCGGTGCAAACTTCCGCATGTCCGCAACAGCATTCTCTTGCGCCTTTGCAACCATTTGGTCTTGCACAAATGCAAGGACGCCCTCGGGGAGGTTTGAGGTGGATTGAGGCTTCTTCTTTTCCTCTACCTCACCCTCCTCCTTTTCCTCCCCTGTCTTCATATAGTTAGCAATAATCTCATCCCAGTCCATTCCCTTTGGAGCCTCTGCCGCAGCAGGTGCCTTCTCAACAGTCTTCTCAGTAGCCATCTCTTATTCCTTTCCTAAGAGCCATGCAATTGCATGTGCTTCACCAGCAGAAAACCCACTTTCATAGATCCACTTCTTCTCTTGCCCATCGGTACTGTTATGGGCCTCCCGAGCCGGCCGCCAAGCGGAGGGCCGTTTCGGTTGGTATTTGCGTAGCAATTCCTGAAACATCGGTTGCTCCCTCAGCTGCTCCAGGTACCCCACCAGTTGTTCCGGCAGGTGGGAGAAGCCCTGGGGTGAGGTCTGGTCGCTGTTGGGGGGAGAGGATTGCGTCAACATCTTGGAAGCCTCCTTCCTTCAGAATTTCCCTTTGAATAGCTGTCCAGTTAATCTGAGGGGGCTGTCCAAGCTGTACTCGGATCTGCTCAACTGCCCCAACCTGCTGTAGCGCCACTAGCTTCTGCTGAGCCCTTTGCTGCTCAAGGACCGGATCATTAGCCCCCGCCACCTCGTAGTTAACAAACTCAGGCAGCATATCTTTGGTTACGGTGATATATTCTTTGGTAATGGGGAGCATGACCCGGAGGCCCTTCTTCGGAAGATACTCCCGGATCATCCAGTATTCCATCTGTAGCTGTCTAGGCATAAGTTCTTCTGAGATTGTCTGGCCAAAAGTGACGGTACGGGCTTGGCTTCTCAGGTTCTCAACGTCCACGGCGAAGGCGGTCTGGTGGCTCTTGGTCTGCTGCCCCAGCCTCGGTGCGATGGTCCCCACGGTCTCTCTGTAGCTACTGTCAAGCTGGGCAACCGCTGCCCCCAGCACAGCTGGCTCCCCAATCTGCACCGCTTCCACGGGGCTCTCAGCGCCCCACAGAGCCCTTGGCGCAATTATCGGCCCTCCACTGTTCGCAAAGGCTGGATCATTCTTGTCAAACCGCAAAGGCGGCTCAGCATTGAGGATGATGGAGGCCAGCCACCTATTAAGCGCCACACTCCCTGCCTTCTGAATGGTCCGCCCCATCATAAGCGGCCCCGTTCCATAATCCTCCAACTGATCACTTCTCGTTAGCAAATATGGCTGCTCAAGATAGGTAGAGAAGGGGAATTTGGGGGTACGGATGCGGATAATTCGAACAGGGCCGGCAGGACTCATACTTACAGCCCCCGATGCAACTGTGATGATGGCATTCTCTAGATACAGAGGCTTTCCATAGCCACGTTCAAAGAGGAAATCCCCACTCCACTCAAGGACCGTAATTTCCCCCTGCCTATCACTCTCTAAGCCCACCAGTTGCTCTGGAAGCCAGCCCCCTAGGATGTTGCTAGCGATCTTCGGCATAGAATTTGCGGCAATCCTAAGGTCTGCCAGCTTCTGCTTATATTCATAGATGAGGGCTGGGCCAAGGGAGTAGCCCAAGCGTCTAGCAGCACTATAGCTGTCATCGATGTAAACTTGCCGCGTGGGCATACAGGTCAGCATGGGAACTAGGATGTCAGAATTCCAGCCCTGTCCATCCCACCAGCCGGCCTTACTAGGCAGCATCGTTGGCATCATCCGACCAAACATAGTGCCGTAAAGGAAGGCTTGGGAAAACATCCTCTTCCACTGACTCCTATGGCCATAGATGCCTTGGTAGGTGTTGTGGAGAGCGGTTACTGTTTCATTGACCAGCTCAGCATTGGCGGACCCCAGAGCCCCCTTCTGCTGTGCCATCCTTTCCTCATAGACTGCCAACAGCTCATCAGAGGCGTCACACATGACGTTGAAGTGATTGCCGAGGGGAGGAAAGAGCATTCGGTCAGTGTCACCAACTAGAATTTCTAAGCCCTGAATCTGCCAAGGGGGCTCAACAGCCGGCAGCCATGCTGTTTCTCCCTTCCCCCTCCCACTTTCCCTATCAATAGGCGGCATCTCGTATCGCATAGCCACCTGCTGATCAATCATATCCCAAACTGAATCCAGCTCAGCCCGGTTATTCTTCCGCCTATTAAATTCCTGCCAGATTGCGTCCGCAGCGAACTTATAGTCATTCTGACTCAGCTCTTTCAGCTGCTCTGGGAGCTTGGGATCAACCATTACCGTAGTCCTCTCGCCTCATCACTTTTTAGCCGCTCAATATCTCTAGTCCGAAGCTCACGCCATGCTTCAGCTCCCTGCATTAGAACAGGAATATAACGCATTGCGTCTTCCGTTACAACCCTTCGCCTTTCGGTGGCAGAAAGAATTGAGCCGTCAGGGGCAAAGACAGTATCCCACTCAATGGTGCGGCCGACTGGAGACAGCTCCCCCCTTTTCAGGAACCAACAGAACTGCACTCCACTGGCTCCCTTAAACCGCTGCCCCACCAATACCTCGCCCCATTGCGTCGAAAAGCGATCGACTTCCTTAAACCCAAACCGTCGCAGCTCCGCAACTCCCCATCCTTCAGCTCTCTCCTGCTTCATTCTCCTCGCTCCACAAAGCTAGGAATTAAGGGTATAGTTTTTCCTATCATGCCACTAAACTCCCACAATAAAGATTACCCTTCTCAACCGGCTCAAACTGCTCCGCATATCTCCGCATCATGCAGGCATAGAATAGAGCCTTCGTCACATCGTCATTCTTATCCACCAACACCCCATTATCATCCCTGTGGAGTGTTCGAAACTCATTCATAAAGGCTTGGTTTTCAGAGACATTAAAAACCTTAAACTTCCCCACCCTAGCCCGATTATTAAGTTCCTGTAAGATCGGCTCAGAGCTTTGACTCCCCCCTGTATCCTTCTTATACCTAGCAGACATTGGCAGCATCTTTGCCCCACCCTCTCGAAAGAGCCTTTGCAGTTCCTTAGCTCCTGCCAGCGTCAACTGCCTCTTATGCCCATCATGGGGCCATGCAACTGGAATCCAGCTCCCGTGCTCATGGAATTTGTTAATGTGATAAGAGATCTGATCTTGCTGCCTAATCTTGTGACACCAAGTGAGGTAGATGATATCTTGAACACGATCGATAGCAATTAAAGCAGTCCCCGCCGCGTGCCCTAGGCCGAAATCATGCCCGAAGATCCAGAAGCAATGAGGAGGGAGAGGAAAGGGGGAAACTAGAATTTCTTCCTCAGAGCAAGTAAAAGCCCGGCCGCTCCCGAGCTTCGCTTCCCCCTTACATCTAGCCGCCCGCTCATGCTCAGGCACTGCATCAATATGTCTCTTCCTTGCCTTTTCACTCAAGTGCGGTACATCGGTCCAATCCCACCAATAGCCCGCCGTCGAAATCCACCTCCCCACTCCACTTTGGAAATGCTCTAGGATTTCCGTATTACCAGCAAGAGGGGTATAGGTTACTACCAAGTGCCCATTGCAATCCAATAGGCGTGTCAGGCATTCCCCCCAAACCCCATGATGCTTAGCATTTCCCGGATCAGGCTCCTCATCAAATCTAATCCACGGGACGCTCTCACCAGCAAAGGCTTCAATTCCTTGCGAATAGGATTTGTAACAAAGGTGCGCTAGCTTTTCCCTCCTAGTCTGCCCCGCCTTCCACCTCACTGTCACAGTATCAGCAACATTATCAATGCCACACTGACGAGTAGAGATGTCTACGATACACTCAAGGGGCAACAATCCCCCACCTGGTCTCTTAGCGCCCCCAGGCCCAAGCAGCAATTTCTGCTGGACATTCTTACTCTTATCATTACTGGTGGCAAGTTCCCAAGCAAGAATGGGATCATCGAAGCGATCACCAATCCACCATTCGGGGTAGAGGCCAGTTAGGTGGTAGACTAGTTCGACAGTTGGGAGGATGGTTTTCCCGACACGATTCCCACCACACAACATCCTTTCCCTAGCATACTTCCCACACCTATAAAACTCCCATTGCCATGGCTTATTAGTCCATTCATGCCATTTGTCCTTTTCATTCATTTTCTGCCAGATAGAGCCATTAGGACATTGGCTCTCCGCAGCCCCATAAGGAACCATAGCCCACGCCCGGCGGCTCTCCTTCTGGTCCTCAATATCCCTAATGAGTTTAGTTAAAGCGTCACTCATGAGGAGGGAAAGCCTCGATTGAGGAAGGGAAGATAAGTAGTACCACCATCAGTGGTCCATAGCATGATGACATCTATGGCATTAGCAGCGGTACTTAGGAGGGTCTGGTCTGTAGGTCTCCATAGGAATGAGGCAGGCCAATTCATAGTTCGGCTGCCTGTAGCGTCCTGCTTCAACCTCAGAACTAGAGTGTAGGAGCCGGAAGGGATGTTGTTGAGAGTGAAGGTCGTAACGTTTTGGTTTAGAGTAATAACAGCCACATTGCCCGTCGCACAATCAACTGTTAGAGTTCCGGCATTTAGCGAGATGTCTGCAAGGTCCTCGGTGTGTCTTTTGATCTTAGCTGCTGTAAGGGTCGCGCCTGCCATATTAATGGGGTCGCCCTGTTGGATGGCAGAGTCGGCAAGTGCACCTTGGGCAGAAGTAGCCGCCCCCACATCAGCCGCTGCCAACACAACAGTTCCCGTATTCCCATTAACGCTGGCAACTGGAGCAGACGCCGCAGAAATCTGTCCCCCAGAGATTGTAATATTACTGCCAGCAGTGAAGCCAAGTGGAATCCCTGCCCCACCAAATCCCACAATCGTATTAGCAGAGCCATTCGCCAGCTTTGCAAGCGCAATAGAGCTATTGGGGATCTTATTGGCTGTAACAGCGCCATCAAGAATTTTAGTTGCAGTAACTGCATTGGCATCGATCTGGGCCGCCGCTACAGTATTAAGAGCAGCAAGAGCCCCAGCGTTACTGATTGTGGAAAGTAGTTGGGTGCCTGTATGATTAGCCCTTGCCTTTGCATTTGTTAGCTCAGTCGCAAGATCAGCCTGGTTCCCAATTGTGCCCCCAATGCTCCCCCAATTAGTGCTAAAGTTCCCACTTGCCGAGATAACATTGCCAGAGATAGTGATATTAACTCCCGCCGTCACCACAGCAGGATCACCATTACTGTTGTAGCCAAGGAGAGAATTTGCAGTTCCAGCTGCAATTTTGCTTAAGGTAACTGCGTCAGAGCCAATCTTCCCCTGCGTAACTGAGCCATCATTAATTTGTGCGCCATGAACCGCAGCATCTTGGATTGCATCATTATCGACGCTATTCGGCCCAATCTGGATTTGGGTTATAGAGTTTGGCCGAATTACCGATGAGGCTGGGCGCGGAAACCTAGCTACCATGGATCACTTTCCAAGTCGTAGCAGTTCCTTCATTAACATAGCGAACAGTGACGCCGCTCTCAGGAGTCTCCAGAATTGCCGCCCCCAAAACATCAACCGAAAAATTCCCATCCGCTTCTCGCCAGACTGAAATCTGATCGCCCAGAACCGGAGTTTGGGAAGCGGTAATGGTGCGATTGGCTGTTAGGGTGCCGGCAATGTGAAAGTGTGGGCCATTTCCCGTCCTTTCATAGGCAAAATCCTCATCTCCAATCTCCGTAAGCCCATCCCCGTGGAAAGGAACCCACGGCCCCAGGCCACTCTCTGCCCCTTGCTCCCTAACAATCCTCCCCATAACGCCGCTATCGTCATTATTAAGGAAGTCCGTGATACCTCCACGGGTCATATTCCGGAAGCGAACATAGGCAGAGCTAGCAGAAGCACTCCCGTAGCTCACTAGCCGCATGTCAGCGGCGGATTCCCTAGTCACACCCCCACAATAGAAATGCTCACAGTCTAGTTGGGAGTCAGCATTTAGCTTCACAAGATAGGCGATTGTGCTGGCTTTTACAGATGTCGGGTTTGTGCTGTTATTCCATACCTTCCAGCTGCCAATCCTTGCTTTCATTGATGCTGGAATGACGATACCGAAGGCAGGAGTTGAACTATTATCCCAACTAATCCCTTCCATATGGAGTTCAGCAATCTGGAGAGACTGCCCAGAGGTGCAGCGGAGAGGCGCAACGGTATAGATGCCGTGCTCAATATTTAGTTGCCCAAACCAGATGCCGGTGTTACTAGCAAGAACCACCGATTGATCAGTGGTAATGCGGCTAGTACCGGAGCTGAAGTTAGTAGTACGGACGTCAAGGAAGATGTTTGGGGTGTTGGAAGTGTTGAAGGCTTGGAGATCCAAGTGATGGCCATAACAGCTGGTCAACTCCAGATGCTGCCATACGTTAGAAAAGACAGGGTTGGAGTTGCCCGTCTCAAGTGCTCCTTGCTCCTGAAGCTGCAATACCCCATAGCAGGCATTGAAGACGTGGACTGGTAGGATGTTACAGTTCCGGAGAGAGGAGCATTGAAGGGCAATGGCAGAAGTGTCGGAGCTACTTATGGTTTGAGTGTAGCCGAGAGAGAGGTTGCCGAACAGCACCTGCCCTTGGATTTCCACCATGGGCTTTGTCTTATCAGTGCAGCGGATTGGTACTGCCCTTGCCGGTGCTCCAAAACCCTGCAAGCTATGTCCATTAGGCACCACTAGGGTATCAGAGATCCGATACTCTACTTCTGGCGGGGGAACAATGACATCAACAGCCGCAGCGAGGGCGTCAACAAAGGCATCGGTGTCATCCGTAACCCCGTCACCTACGGCACCAAAGTCAGTAACAGAGCTTGCTGTTCCCCCACTACCTGGCAACGGGAGCTGTTTAGCCCGTACCAGCTCCCGCCGGAGGTTCCGGTCTTCTCTGCGTCCAATAGTTGTAAATGGTACGCTAGCCATTCTCAGCCTCTAGGTACAAAGATCTTGTTCGGCCTCTCATGCCATACCTCCTCGTAGTCGTGATCGAGAAGCCAGCGCTCGGCCGCGCCCTCGGGCTCATCATAGCGGCCCTTGAAGAATTTGTCAGCCTCCATGTGAATCACCGGCCGCTCCCTCTCAATCGTCTTTTCCGCTCCCCTCAACACATAGGGTTCGAAGCCCTCCACATCAATCTTCAGCAGTCCAATCCTTGGCAGCTCCAAGCCATCAAGGAAGAACATAGGGATTTCCCCCTCCTCGATGACTCTCACATGATAGCTGCCAGAGTTGCCCTGTCTCTTTAGATCAGAGATGCTGTTGACGGAGCCAACCTTTTCCCCTAAGGCAGCATTGAAGTGGAAGACATTATCGAGATTAGAAGTGTTCTTCACTAAGCAGGCAAAGTTAGTGGGGTTGGGCTCAATTGCAAAAACAAGATTGAAACGCTGAGCAAGATCAACTGTCCAAAAGCCCACATGAGCGCCGATGTCAATGGCACAGGTGAAGTCCTTTACGTACTCAAAAGCGGCTAAGAGATGGGAGCGCTGGAAGGGGTTGATACGAGGGGGCTTATTCCTCCCCACCATCTCATCCCCCAGAAACGCTGAAAAGTAGGTGTCGAAAGCAGGAACATACCAACCCCCTCTCTCACAAATTCCCCTCTTCACTTTACAATCCTCAACATTGCCGTGGCTCTTACCTGCACAACTTCCGGCTCACTAGCAGCACCAGGAACCTTTCTTTGTGGGGTGTAGGTGAGGGGACTAAAAACGGCTTTCCACCACGCAATTTGCCAATCAAACAGCAACTTAATAGGCCAATTAACCATTTCTCAATTCCTCCTTCAGGTTTCCCTTTTTATGGGTAAGAAAGGGAGCTAATTCACTATGCTCGACAGGATAGCGATGGTGTTGACTAAGAATGGCAGAAGTATTGATTGCAGGGGTGTGCTCAATGAGCCATTGAAAAACCCACGCATCATGCCACTCCCTTAACTCCCGAAAGCCCCCATAGGTATAGAGATGGGCTAGCTCGTGGCAGAAAGCATGGGCGCGGTTGCTAGTTAAATTATAGATGACAAATCCAGTTTCGGGCGGATAGTCCTTTCGTGGGATGTAGGTTATGTCAGTTTTGGTGGGGCATAGGTCGAATATCATATCGTCCGGTAGTTGGAGCTGAAAAAGGACATCAGCATCCACCCACACCAGCCTTTCCGCCTTCCTAGCAGCAGCCATAGTTACTGCAAAACGAACTGCAAAGACTTTGCGAGAGAACTTCCAAGCGTCGAGTTTGAAGTTGTAGCCCTGCCGCCTCCATCTTTCCTGCCAAGGTCTCTCACGGCTTTCCTTCTTCCCATGTACCACAAGGTCATCTTTGTAGCGCTCAATAAAGGTGGAGCAATGGAAGTCGTTTAGGAGATTATAGGCTTCGTGGGGCCAATCGATAGGGGGCTTCTCGCCTTCATAGAACAGCATGAGGCTGTTGCTCTCGCCCATATGTTGATGGTAAGAGGCGAGCATAGCATGGGCGTAGGTAGCATAGCCCTGGGGAGAGAAGGAAGTGCAATAGACTACGGGAGTTAGCCGTTCCATGAAAGCCACTCAGCAATTATAAGTAGGCAGATTATAACGAGGGCGCTAGATAGTGCCAAGCAGAGAAGCCTAATAATTACCCATCCTTTTCCTTTAGACATCATTTAACTCCTAAGTAACAAACTTTTTGCACGTTCTAACATGAGTAGGCTTTCCCCGATGTTTCCACTACTAAGCCAAATACCTGTAGTGTCGTCTTCTGCATAATGCCCAATAACAAATACTTGCTTTAGGTCAGCACAATCCTTCAAGCACTGTGTTAATATCCTCTCGACTGGAATATCTAAGCAAGTCACCGTATCCAGTATAGTAACATTATCCTCGTCTTCAGTAACTACCCGCAGTTTGGACATTGAATTCCTCCAAAATCTCCCCAGCAAGCCTAGGGTCATACTCTCGCCACCATGTCCTCATACCACTCTCCTCAACCTTTCGACAGAGGGAAAGGAGGGTTTTTGAGAACTGCTTCTGTGCCCCATTCTTGTGCTCCTTAAGAGGTTTCTTCAGAATCACAAGTAAGTCTGCGGGCTGCGCAGTTTCCCTCTTATTCCAACTAAGAACTGCATAGGGGACACGGACGCCAACAATACACCAAGGGGGCGGGGAGTAGAACCATTCCCGCACCTGGTGGTTGACTGATTGAAAGCTCTCATTATAGCTAAGCAGATCATCAGAGTGCTTGATGGGGAGGGAAGGAAGGTGAGACTGTAGCTCTTCCAGCAACAGGCTCTTTCCGCTGTTGAGTACACCTGAGATAAGGAGTTTCATTCTTGCTCCTCCTCTAACTTTCTCCTCCGCAACATTCGCCCAACACGCTGGGCTCTTAGAATTGCCTCTTTAGCAAAGCGCTGTTCCCACGTCAGGTTACGCGCAGTGCCTCGGTGCCTTTTAATGGGGAGGTCCGCAATTTCAGTAGCATTGAGGACAGGGGGAGCTGTTGGAGTTGAGAGGGGGGCACGGGTACGGATGTGCGATGGATCGCTCTTTCCAGTGATAAAGGGGGCAACGATAGGACCGGGATCATGGCAGGCTCTCTCAGCCGGGCAAGGCACAGGGATAGAGTCCGACAGTCCCCTATTATACCGCCGCAGCCTTCTCTTCCTCCCTAGCCTCTTACTAAGCCCTGGATAGCCCTTTTTAGCGGTCATAGTTCAACTACCGGCTTTTCAATAGAAAATCCTACATAGATTGGAAAGGCCCTCTTTTTCTCCCCAAGAAACGCCAACCACTTATCCTCTTTCCATCTAGTCACATGCACGTTTCTACCGTTGGGGAGCTTCTTCCTGCTCCGCCCGATGCCAATAGCAAAGAAGCACCATTTCTTGGCGTAGTTTAGAATTTCCTCTACTGTTTCATCTAAATCAGTTTCAGGGATATGCTCAAGAACATCGATGCAAATGGTACCATCAAAGGTTCCAGTAGGTTTCTTATCCAGCCCCGAAACAGCAGGGTCGTATAGGTAGGGGAGGATGCCCCCCCAATAAAGCTCATGGTAGCGATATTGGAAGTATTGAAAACCCTTCCCACAGCCGTAGTCGAGAAGAGAGGTTGTGTTGGTTTCCTCAATCTTCTCAGTAATCCACTCTACCCATTTCTTGGTTGAATAGCCACGGAACCAAGTTGGGTTATGTGCATGGAGACGTTTGTAGGCAGGTATTAGTTCATGCTTCATCAAGAAGCCCTTCATCCTTCAAGTGCCGCCAACATGCACCGCTCTGCATCTCTGTGTAGCTCCATTGACAGTAGGCTAAGTTCCACATAAACTGCCGACGCTCCTCAAAAGAGGGACATTGTAGCTTTTCTGGGGTCTTAAGTAAATCCCAATCATCAGAGCCGAGGAGGGTCGCCGCTCCGCCCCAAACCATAGCCGGAACCGCATTCAGCAACCCATCAATAGCGACGTTAGAGTGCAGAGAGACGGTGCAGAAGGAGCGAGCCAGGTCATGGTCAAGAGGGAGAGTGGAGTAGAGAGTTCCAAGGATGCGAGCTTGGTTATATTGGGGATCTGAGCGGCGAGGCTTGGGGCGCAAAATTATAGGAACCTCAGTTCTCTTTCTAATCTCCTCAACAGCCATCCTCTCCCAGCCAAGAATATCATAGCCGAGATACTTAGCAGCCTTCTCACTCATGGCAGCTATGAGGATATGGGTGGGATCACCAAGGAACTTTTCCTTAATTTCAACCCCTAGCTTGCTAAAGCGATCGGATTTCTTCGGTCGCAGCCACATGTAGGAAGTTGGGTGGCGGCTATTGACGGCAATCTTGTGGTAGCCATAGAGGTTGTCGGGGTGGCTAGAGCGAAGACGTGTAGAAAATCCCTTCCGTCCCCAATAGCCCTTATCAAGAAAAACTGCCCGATAGCCTTCCGCAGCATGTTGTCTATACCACTCTAGCATGTCATGAAAGCCAGAGACCAGGGAGTTGAAGACTACAATACGGGCTTCAGGGGCAGTGAAAGACCACTTCAACTCCTTCTCAATCAGACGAACTTTATCGCCAGCCTTAGC